CGTTCTAACATCTCCTTAATTAATCGCCAGTTGTTAAGAGTGGCAGCGTCCATTCATCGGCCTTGACCTCTATAACGCTTTTTACCCTTCTTAGGAAGAGAATGGCGTCCTGAACCCTGACGAGTTCTTTTAGGTTTGCCCTCAATGAAATTGGTGACAGTGAAAGACTTAGGTTTCGCCATCAGCCGATGAACTGCTGATATTTAGCTGCAAGACCTGTGTACTTGCCGTGCAAGGGATGCTCTCGTTTGTCCCTTTCGTCATGCAGATACAAGCAATTCAGCCATGCGACTCGATTGCTCATAGCCACAACATCTTCTGCCCCTGGCTTGCAGGGAATCATCGGGTCAGGGCGTTGCATCAGATCACCAGCCAGAAGGTTTGCCAGATGCCTGAGTCGGGTTGATCTGCTCAGTGATGCGTGCAGCCAACGCATCCTGAATCTCAGTCACCTTTTCATCACCACCAAGCTTGGCCTGCACAGCAGCCACGATGTCAGCTTCAGTCAGATCCTCGAAGTCGGCCAAGGTGTCAGGACGATCGAGGCCAATGCTGCCGTAAGCGCCTGAGTTGTAGGCGTTGCCTTCAGAGTCAACCTGATCACTGATTGCGGTCACGGTGTAGTGAGCCGTATGGGCAAAATTATCCGACAGATTCCTGTCGAGGTTTGCGATCTTCCAGACGTAGGTGTTAGCCATGGTGATGTGAAGTCAGAAGAAGTTTACTTAGCCAGCCTCAAGGGCTGCAACTTTGGTTTCTAAGGTTTCAATACGGTCCATTGCCTCTTGAAGTGCCTTTACAGCCTTCATGTAAAGCACAGAGTAGTTGACCGACTTGGTAACGGTATCGGTTTGGTTGCCGTCAGCATCATTGTCAGCCAAGTCAGTAACAAGGCCAGGCGATACAGTTTCAACCTCTTGAGCCACTAGGCCAATTTGGGTATGTGTATCGTGCCCAGTTGACTCTTTGAAGTTGTACTTGCGAACACGAATTGCCTTCAGGTCATCCCACTGCGAATTGGCATCTACAATGTTTTCCTTGAGCTTTACATCTGAGATTCCGCCGTAAGAATTAGTTGCACTTTCGACGTTGCCGTTAGACCAAACATTGAAAACAATAGTCGAACCACTTGAATGTGCCCCTCGATAAAGATACTTTGAAGTGCCAGCCCCCGCAGATGTTGTGGCAGTCACAACATGGCTACTTGACTCAAATTCAGATACGCCGTCATTCTTAATTCTCAGCCGCTGGGTCGGGCTGCCTTCACCGTCCGCTGTGGTGTAAAACTCAAGCCTTGTCGGATAATCACCAGAGTTATGTGAACCTTCTGAATCACATACGATTGCTGCTACTTGGTTATACCCAGACGGATCATTTGCAAAGAAACGTACACCGCCAATAAGTTCACCATCGCCAACACTTGTATCATTTCTGCCAAGAATTAAAGACGATCCACTGGAGTGGATACTCTGTAAGATATTGCCTGCTGTGGTTGAAGCTGCACTAGACGTACCAATCAACAACCGCTGCGAGCCGTCGATACGCATCCCCTCGGTCGAGTTTGTAGCGAACGCAAGATTATTTGCGCCTGGAGAATAAAATCCATTCCCAAGACTAGGAGGGTTGCCAAAGTTATCTCTTACGGAAAATCTGTTTGCTTCAATGGTCCCGCTTGTAGCAGTTGAACCGTGAACGGTTAACTCGTGCGTAGGGCTGGTAGTTCCGATGCCAACATTTCCAGAGCTGTCGATTCGCATGCGCTCGGTCGCGCTGCTTGCGTCGTCTGCAGTGGTCCCAAACACTAAGCGTGATGGCTTGTTGTTATTTGACTGGGTTCCATCAGCGTCACATCTAATTTCAGCGCATTGTTGATTTGTGCCTCCATCATTTCCATAAAATTGGATCATTCCTATAGTATTTCCTGCAACAACTGAAGCATCGTCACGGGCCAAAACAAGGCTCGTACCACCAGTAGAAGTGGCCTGTATTTTCGCGTTAGCGTCGGCGTGAGTCGTAGTTGCTGCCCCCACGAGGAGCCTGCCACTTGAATCAATGCGCATCGCCTCAGATCCACTGCCAGAGCTAAGTGGAATAAAGTTAATAGCTACGTTATTAGAACCATTACTTACAGCCTTGATTGACGCAAGGTTGCTTGTAGACGACAGCAAAATTCCATGCGCCGTTCCAAATGCACTTTGAGTTGTTACATGGTCACCGCTAAAAACTGCGGCTCCACGAGCGTCAATAACTTCCTTTGGCCCTGACGTTCCAATGCCAACGCGATCATTTGCTGCATCGACAAACAGCCTATGAGTGTTGCTGTTTGACTCCACGCGGAAGTCAACATCATTGCTGGGGTCGTTGAATACAACCTCAGAGCTGCCAATCTCTAGACGCTCTGCGCCGCCAGTAGCAAAACCAATCTTGTCAGCACCGCCGCTAAAGAAGCCTGTGTTGGTATCAGAGGCAAAGGAAAGACCAGGCGCAGAATTGCTGCCGTCCTCCATCAGCAGTGTGCCGTCAAGCTCACGCAGCGTGATCCATGCATTGTTTGCTGAATTACGCAGCTTCAGCAAGTTGTTCGTAGTGTCTGCCCACCACTGATAGGCGTAAGTCGTCCCAGGCTCAGAGCTTCCGCTGTTATTACTGACGATCGCCGCTAAGGCGTTATTCAAATCAGCACGGACCGCAGCTCCCGTTCCGTTAGCAATCACATAATCGTGAGTAGCCATGCCTCAGCCCGTTTTTGACAACATTGCTTGTATGTTAAACCGCCTTGCCATAGCCCACAGCCGCATAGGTGAAGTTCCTGTCAACGTTGGCATCACTGCTGTTCAAGATGTCCACGTCAAAGCCAGTAGCACTCACATTGCTGACGTTTAGGCGTTCACCGTTGCCAAGGTTTTGAACCGTGACTGCAACGCTCGGCAGATAAGCGTTTGTGCCACCTAGCGATGCTGTGCCCGTGAAGAACGCCTTGTCGAAGGTCACGCTCTTGGTGCTGGTGCCTGAAGCGATGGTGCCATTGCTATTTTCTTGTCTGCGTTGAAACGTTGCCTCGTAGCCCAGCTCATCAACCAAAATGTTTTGGGCAATATCAGAGCTGCTTAGCTCTGCCTTGAATTGGAACGCCCTAGCCTCAAACGTTCCAGAGACAAACTCTCGCCATACACCGAAGTTTGCAGGATCTGATGGATCACTAGCAGTGCTGCGCATGTATAACTTGGCATTAACAGCATCAGCTTCCGTTCCATCAAAGTCATTCCAGTCGTCCACGTTTGCTGTACGAGAGTCGATCAAGTCATTAGGGAAAAACGCCCTTGTAACAAACCTACGCTCCAAATCCAGTGAGAAGCGTGAGCCAAGATCTAACGTATTGACAAACTGATATTCAGCAGAAGACAGAATGTCACCGAGAGTGTCAAAAGAGCTGATCTCGTCAAAATCCGTTTGATCGTCTAACTCCTCGTCACCGTCGATAATCAACGCATCTAAGTCATCGCTATAGAAGCAATCGGTCTTAGTCCCCTTAAACGGTGGGCTGTCGAGGTCTTCTCTGCGGGTTTGGACCGCAAGTCGTCCCAGAGTGTCTGGGAGCTGCATGATCACGCTGGTTGCGTTTGTGCTTTTGTTGCCTAAGTCGTCCTCAAACTTGGCAAATACCTCACCAGCTACTAGAGGGACAATGGCCTCGGTCGAGTTACCTGCAACAGCTTGGATTAGGTCAACAGAGTTAGGCCAAGTCGCTGTCCCGTCAGTTAGGTTGCTGTGCTTGATGTGAACAAGACCGTTCACCTTTACATCGAGATCAACAGTCTGATCCCAACGCAGACGAGCACTGTTGGCGCTGATCGGTTCAATCGAAAGGTTCTGTACATCACCAGGGACTGCTGTCTTTCCAACAAGCGTGAAAGTTGCTGTTGCAGTTGAGCTTTGTTTGCCAAGGTAGTTTTTGGCAATAATTTGCACTTCTAGCTCGCCTGCCCGCAAAGCACGCAAAGTGATAGATGGCGCAGCAGTTGTTATTTGTTCAAAATTGTCATCATCAATTCTGTACTTGACCTCAAATTCGTTGACGTTAATACGCCCATGGCTCCAGCTCAGGTCAAAGCCCGTGTGAACCGTTTGACCTTCTTGATATAGAAACTCGGTGCCGTTGAGGCCTTCTGGAGCTGCAGGGATGCCTGACAGATTTGTAATATCTCGTGCAGTTAGTGAAACATCTTGCTCAACTGCGTTGTAAATCGACTCGTTGTAGGCAAGAGCAGTGACGCCTACTGTGCCGTCGTTGTTGTCAGCGACAGAAACAACACGGAACTGCTGTGACTGAATATCGCTGGTCTGAATCAACCAGACGGCAGCAGCGTTGGGTGCTTCGCTAAAAGCTTCTGAAACAGTGATCGCAGTCCCTGAAATGCTGCTGATCGTCTTTGTCTCAACCAAACCAGTCGGCATCATCACCGAGATGGTTGGGCTTGCTGCAAGATTGACTGACAGATTGGTGTCACTGTCGACTGTGATGACAGTTGTCGTTGCAGAACTCACTCGCCCACTGCGCCTTGTACCAGCACGCAGGGGATCAGCAATATCCACCACCATGCCAGGCGTAATCACAATGCCGCTATCAATCGCAACAGCAAACGAGCAGCTTTCCGTAATGTTTTTCTCGCTTAAGAGCGTCCACTTACCGAGCCTGTGCGCTTGACCTTGGGAGTAACAACCAAGGGCACGGATATCCTTGTTAATAATTCCGTACTTGGCTACTGCTTCAGCATCCTCAACATATTCGTATTCAACCTCGCCATTATTGTCGTAGCTTTGCCAGCCAACAGTTGCGCAGGTGTGCCTAGTCTTCTCTGCTGTGCCCGTGTAGGTAAACAGGCCATCAACGACATTGGCAGGGCCAAGCAAATACTGCGCATCAGTAGGTTTGTCTTGCCTGAGGACAAGAGATCCTGCTCCGTAATAAGCAATGCCACGGAAGACGCTTGTTAGTTGTTGAATGACGTTATATACCTCGTCTCTGCTGTTGATTAAGATGTTGAGGCTGAATCGTGGCTCTTGCCCGCCTTTGCCGTCATCAACTAGAGCGTTGCAATATTGAGAAACAGAGAAAAAGTCAAACTTGTCGAGCGTGCTTTCATCTACACCAACCCCATAACGACGTTGATCAATCAGCAAGTCGTATAAACACCAAGCAGGGTCATTAGTCCAAGTCGCAGCTTGAAAAGTGCCATCCCAAGTCCCTGAATAGGTAATCCTTCCGAGATGTGTTGTTGTGTCTACAGTCGCATTGCTTGGGATCTTTACCTTCATCCCGCGAATCAAATACTTGCGGGTAGGCACACTGCTGAACTGCTTTGCGCTAAAGCGCAAGCCAATCAATGCGCTGTTCGGGTAACGGAGTTTATCGTCTTGGATTTCTGTATATGCGCTCCAAAAAATATCACTTGCTTTTTTTGTGCTGCTCTCATTGGCACTTGTCCTGATGACACGAATGTCTACAGGGAATGATCCATTCAGGTCTAGAAGATAATCTCTTTGATACAGACTGCTGCTTTTACCGCTAATTGTGTCAGACAAGTAAGTGTTGAACCCACCCCCGTTGTACTGAATATCAATACGCAGAGATACAGAATGTCCAAGGATATCTCCTTCGTCCGTGATTCGCTGAAGAGCGGGAATGTTAATAGTTACTCGTACACGATCAATGTCAGTGTCAGTAATTTGACGGGTTATTGGCGTTCCATTTTCAACTTTTGTTCCAACATTTTGCTCAGACTCGATGTTGCCACCACCCGATGGAACAGGAATATACGATTGACTTTGCGTGCCATTTCGAGTGACAATAACAAAATTTTGAAAATTAAAAGTTCCATCAGTATTTTCTACAGGTGTGTCATCGAGGAGAATACTTTTAGCTCCATTATCAAGGCCTTCAATTTCTCCTTCGCATAAAAGGTCTAATACATGCGCAAACTGTTCTGACTGAAGAGTGTCATCAGCCTCAATTGGCGTACGAGATGAGCGGCCACCACCTTTGCCGCCGCCACCGCCGCCAGCACCTTGAATTTGAAACAGCTTATCCATCAATCAGTTTTGTTAAGGAAGACAGCAGAAGATTGAATCCCATCAATCTTGTCCAGAAGTCTGTTGCCACTGCCTGTTGTTGAATTAGGAGTGTGATCAACGTCAAAGCCGCTGCTGATCACTGCTGATCCAACAAAGACACGCCCATAGGCTATGGGAACAGGAAGTCCTTGGCGAGCTGTATTGACAACGCCACTAAAGCTCATGTTTTGCAACCTAGCGGCTTCTTTGCCTGCCTCAAGCCCAGGAGGTGCCATTGGCGAAATGATGTCAGCAACACCACCAAGCACTAAGCCAGCACCGATAGCACTTAGGCCAGTACCAATCGCTGTTCCAATGCCTGTGCCTGCAACCGCTCCAGTCAATACTGATTCGACACCAAACAAACCAGCACCAGGGAAGAAAAACGATGCTCCGATTAAAAGGCCCCCGAGGATGAAATTAAAAGTATTGCCACCAGCACCAGCCACAACAGGCGTAATGCTAAATACTTCACGTTCACTCCAAGGCATTGCAAGTAAATCAGTGCTTGTAGGCGTCACCTTCTCTTTGCCAATCTTGACCCGATAGCCGACACCGTCCTGCTCACTGTCAACTAGCCACTTATCAAGACCTGGGAAGTTGACACACAGAGCTTTGACTGCTTGCGCAGGAGTCGCCACATCAAACTCGAAACGACATTGACCAAGTCGTTTACGCAGCTCCCCGTACACTTTGACGACTTTCATGCCTCAAAGCGC